CGAAACCAGATTCAGCCTTCACCTGAGCTTTAAGCAACATCCAATCAAGCTTATTGTTGCCACCGTACTTTTCGAAGTAGAGATCATATTTGTTTTCATTTCCCATTAAGTTGTTACCTCTTCAAGTTCAGCTTCATAATGATGACCGGCAATTAATTCGATTTCTTGTATCTCGAAAATCTTTGAATCATCAGTACGCTTAATTCTATCAGATTGAGAAAGTGAAACATTAGTATCAAAAGTGACAAGTCTGTGAGTTGCATCATATTTGCGGCGAGAACTGAGACTCCTTTCGTTTCCGCTTAACAAATAAGCATATCCTTTGAAATCGGAATTCGAGACCTCGGAATAACTTTCAGCATGACCGCCAATAGTGCTACTCGTTTTCGTCTTCGTCAGTTTCCGGAAGGTTTGGCTCCTCGGCGTTTGCCTGCCCCTCAGTTTCATTTATAATCTCATAGATTTCTGGTTTACGTTTTGCTACGTGTTCATAAACTCCGGTTATCACTTCTCCGGCTTTTCTTTCAACACCATAAACGGTGTAATCTTTTTTTAGTTTTACTGATACTTTTTCCATTAGATAAAACTCACTTTTCTGTAACCTTTGAAAATTGTTGATTCGGCCTCTGAAAGAGATTGATACGAAGCAGAATAATTCCCGATGTTTTCGCTCTTCATTCCATACTGCAATACTAGAATGGCCGCTATATATTGGGCAATCGCAAGCTTATAACCCTCATCAAGATTTACCATTGTAACTTTTATGAGAGATCCCTTTGCTTCGTCGTAAATTGTAGAGCCGCTTTTAACCATAATCACGTTTGTATTCACACTAGCAATCTCAAAGATTCTGTCATTAAGCACCGAACCTTGAATATGGATAAACATATCTGGCTGGAACTTTAAAGGGGTAATGCCGTTCTCATGGGTGTAATAACCGGTAAAATTCCCGTTATCATCGGTAATGGTTCTTGCATCGGCATCAAAAGAAATACCCCAGCTCTCAATAGTCATTCCCGGAACGTGAGCATAATTGTTGACCGCTTTGAAGGCTTTCTCAATCGCTCCGGGGATAATTTTATCAATGAGATTTGCTTTGGTTGCATCTTCAATACCCAACACACCCATGATGTAAGCTGAGTTAAGCATTATTCAGCCTTTTCGGTTGCCAGTTTTAATTTGTGCTCCGCTAAAACTTTCTCAATAGTTTTTACTGAGTTCTCACCAATACCATCAAGAGCAAGCAATTCGGCTTTTGTAAAAGAAACTAACTCATCAACAGTGTTGATCTCAGCTTCTTGAAGAGCTTTAATTGCACCGGCACTGAGCACTTTTGAAAGTTGAAGATCACGCTCATCCGGAACACCGCGATATTCCTCTTCTTCAGGTTCTTTTTTGGGAATATCCTTTTCATCAACAATAACCGCTATTGGCTTATCCATAGCAGCCCATCTTTTAGCAGCTGATTCAACGACTTGGGCAAGCTCACCAGCTTTCTTAGGACCATCAAAACGAGTCTGTTGTAAAAACTTTACCCATACTTTATTTTCTTGTGGCATATCAATTACCTCAATTAGTCAATTAAATAAACATCAACCTTGGTTCCATTCAATGCGGAATTAAGGTCTATTGTGTTTGATGATAAAACAGAACTACTTACCGTAACAGTTGGTGCTGTGCCCTCAAGAGTATTATTCAGAAAAGCGAAGAGCACAGTATTGTGACTTAGTTTCAGAGGAAGTCCTAATTTATCACCCCATCCTATTGAGATCGTCGCTCCGGTACCATCCATAACCGGCAAATAAACGGAATCAATCGATGCAAAGGCTAATGTGCCTTGTATAGTGCCTGCAGTATTTTCCGTGAAGGAGGTCAAACTATCGGTAATTGACGTTCCCGCGTAATCTTTACCCCAAATAACAACCTGAGATGAATCGGCAATATCCCCTGCTGTACCTCCTGCAGTCGCTGTTATATTTCTTGGTACGGCCGGATCAGTTAAAGAATCTGCCGGAATGATTTGATAAGCTCCCGTATCAGTAACTGCGGCAAGAACTCCGGTTGTACTTGCAGCTACGGCATTCGAGGCTGATACTTCAAAGTGGGTAATAAAACCTCTATCGAGATTTGTACCTGTAACATCAGTCTGTATTTTCTGCCCCAAGTTCGGATTATATGGATAGAACTGAGCAGAAAGCACTTGCGCAAAGATTAACATCAATGCAATCAAGATTACTTTTTTCATTTTTTCACCTAAACTTTAATTTTTGATAGAACAATAAAGAGAAGCCCACTTCTCCCAGACTATGGATCACAACCCGGGAGAGCAGGCCTAATTATCTATGCAGCAGGTTTTAATATTGATACCGGGAATCTGCTTGCAGCTGTTTCTTGTACTCTGTTAATTGGATTAGGACATTGCCAACCCAATCTGATGACTGCTCTTAGAGCAACCATATCTTGCTGAGCAAGGTTGTAAATGATTGTGCCGTCTGAATCTTGGATGACAGCTTCTGTCAAAATCTTAAAGGTAAGGTCCTGACGAATTGAATAAACTAATTCGTTGAAATCACCGGAAATGAGCAATGCTTTTGTCGCATCCATTGCGCCGTTTCTAGGGAATGCAATTGGAGAACCGTCAAGCTCATAAGTTTCTTTGCTCTGCAATGATCTTTGGAACAGGGGAACTCCGTTGGCGTCTCTTAAACCACGGAGCTTAGCTCTCATTGTAAGATCGGCCACGTGACCGTTGGCCATAAAGCCATCGGCTTCAAGTGCGGCAATTGTTCCATTCTCGCCAAGAAGATCTTCGTATAAATCAGTACCGGTGCCCAATGTAACAACATTACTTGCAGCCGTAGCCGCAGTTAATAAGTCATCTGGCCATGCAGCGGGAGCGTTTGTTCCGAATGCAATAGCTTTATCTACGACATTTCCTATTGCTTCACCAATTCGAGGTCTAACTTCACCCCAAATATCGTATTCAGCATCATCAAGAACGGCTTCCGGAATGGGGACAATAACTGCAATCTCTTCAGCAGTTACATATTTGTTTGCCCACTTTTGTTCAGTGGTTTGTTTCAAGCCAGTATCACCATCAACAAAATATGCTGTTGGCAAAGCTGATAAAACTCTTAGTTTTTGTTTCTTTGAGGACATGTTTGGGAGCTTTCTCATCATAGATAAAAAAGCCGACGCTTGAATTGCATCTTGGAAAATCTGATTTACTTCATCTTCCCCAATCAAAGCAGCTGCGTCATTGTCACGGTCAATAATACTATTAAATGTAGGCATCTTTTATTTCCTTATGCTTTTGGATACTTGTTTTAATATCCAGCTGCTTTCCGAATAGCTCCATTGATCCCGCTAGTGTTTTTGTCATCACCCTTTGGAGGTGGATTTTTGCCGTACTGAGCAAATGCAGACTTCAAAGCTTTATCTAGCTCAGAATTAAAAACACTTTTTATGGAATCATATCTGGATTGCGTCTCGTTTTCATCCGAGGTTATAACAAAATCTAACAGAGAAATAGGGACTTTATCTTGTTGTGCTACTTTAATGTACTTGTCCTTAAGCTCACCGCGCTTAATCTTATTCTGTAAATTGTTGTTTTCCTCTTCAATTTTTCTGAGACGCTTTTGCTCTTCGGTTTCTGCCGGATTGCGCTTAGTTACTTCTTCGTCAATAAGTTTTGGGAGGTTGTTTTGCTTCCAACTCTCTAAAGATTTATTATGATACTTATCGAGCTTCGGCTGCAATACTTTTTTCCCTTCATCAGATTCTAAGAAAGAGCTAACTCTATCCGGTGTTACAAAACCCCCGATATAGTTCTTTACCTTCTCGTCGTTCTGATTTTGTTCAATGAATGATTGTACTTCTTCAAATGTTGGCATTGCTTTTCTCCTTCTTTGACCGGACAGTTCCCAAAAGACCTCTCCGTTCGTTTCGGATTAAATTTATTTGTGAGAAAAGTAAATTATTTGGATTGGCGTGTCATCCTCGAAATGCGAGGAGAAATAAAAAAGGCCGGAATCGGTTACTCACCTATCCGGCTCTATTATCCACTCCCTTGCAGAAGACATTCTCGGTCTTCGTGAAGCAGAATTTATTTTATTCTTCCGTTAAACCATTCTTGGTAGGAATTATATTCGGCTAAAGCAGAATCGAGGGGCAATCTATCTTTTTGTTCTTCATAATCCGGCAGCTTTACAACAACCGTTTCACGATCGTTAATATCATACTTGGGAACTCCCGTTTGTCCCGGTAATCCTCTTACACCGTTTGGGTAAGTGAACAAACCATCTTCACCGGCTTCCTGACCATCCATCATACGAGATTGTGGGCGGGTTCTCGAATCTTGAACCGAGCTGATAACACGGACAATCTTGATATTCAATCGTTTGGCGGCGGCCTCGGCTTTCTCAATTCCTTTAACTCTTCCTTCAACCTGTACTCTGTGACCTTCGGTTCTGACAATGCGAACAACATTGTTTGCAAGATTATCATACCTGTTCTTGATGTCTCTAGCAGTCCCCGCATATCCTTTTTTCTGGATTATCCCTTGAGTTAGCTCGGATTTAATTTGCTGGATAGCTCTTTCATGGTGAGTTTTATTTCGGAATTGCCATTTTACACGGTCAAGCGGATTATTGATCGCAGCATTAATTACATCCGGGTTTAATTCGGCAAAACCCATTTTTAGTAAAGTTGTAGTCTCTAAAACAAAACCAGCTTGGTAATAACTTTCTGCAAATAAATCCTTAATTGACTTGGTTGTTTGTTTTAGTGAAACACCACTAATTCTTTTTATCTCAGCTATTATTTCAGCTTCGTAACTAGCAAGCCGGTTATATTTCTGCAGTTGAGCAAATGTAACTTTATCACCATATTTCCCGTATAAATCAGCAAGTATTGATCTAATCCTTTGCAGTGAAGCTCTATACTCTTTTAAAAGCAAAAGCTCTTCATTGCTCAGTGACTGTAATAATTTTTTATCGATCTTTTCGAACATTATTGAGTATTCCCGTCGTCAATATTAGCCGGAATGTTATCAAGATCAACCCCGTATTCCGCTTCGTATTGCTCTAAGATTTCTTGAACGTTTTCAATAAATGGCATGAGTTTATAAATAACTTCCTTCGGCAGCTTACCCCAGAATTTTTCCATTACTTCTGCCGCATACAATAAATCGGACGGCAACTTACGAGTAAATTCAAATTTAATTTTAAGCGGGTCTACTTTTGTTGAGAACTTATTCCAGTAGCTCGCTTCAACTTTGTACAACCTTCTCAATCCTTTGGTGAAGAAAACCTCAATTACCATTCCCAAAAAGAT